ACTTTAGCAAAAAGAAGGTCAAATCTTCATCTTTGCACAAATAAATCTCGCCGCTATCAGCTATATCATCTAACCATCGAGAACCTTCTAATTCACTTTGGTAGCCAGATTTACCGAAATTCTCAGTACACCATTTTCGAACTTTGTCACCGTCAACTTCTCCTCTACCCTTCCAAGAAACTACGTGAATCTTTTTCTGACTACCGTAGTAGTTGGTTGTTTTGTATGTAAAGCTACCTTGTTCCATTATAACCACCTTAGTTTATACCACTCATATGCCTTGTCAGTACACCAAATCACCGGAGACGGTGTTATTGCAAAACCCGATCTGTGTTTACCACTTGCCCATTGATAACCATTTTTTAATTTCACTGGCTCCATGACTTCACCTTCCCATTCCAATGGATGACCGAAGTTATCAGTAAACCATGCAATTAATTGCATAGAATATGGTTTATGATGCGAAATATAAATCCTGTTTAAGCCCATCTGAGTAGGAAGTGCGTGAAATCTTTTTCATGTTTGAAAGCAAAGTATATTATATCACTACCGCCAATATCATTCAACTCCGCTTTACCCCATTGGTTAACCCAAACTCTATGTATATCGACACGATAGTTCCACCTTACCTTTTCACCACACCAACTTGCCATAACTTCGTACCCGTAAGTCGTTCCACCGGGTCCATAATCTCGTACTGCATGATATGCATAATGGTTGTAGTCTTTTATCGCATAAACATACGGGTAACTTTTGTAGAAGTCATCTAAATGGTTAGCATATTTGTGTACGTTGGGGTCACGATTGTGTCTGTACTGTGCCCAATTCTTGTACCCACTTTTTTTAAGTTTTCTTGTCGCTTTCACGCCACGGATTACGGCCCTCATCCTCGACATAATCCTCTTCAATGAGCGCAGGCTTTTGCCATGAATTGGATGGTTCCCAAACAAGATAGAAGTAAGTATAGTCCGATTCATTTTCTAGCCAAACCTTAAATTTATATGCCTGTGTTTTGTGTTTGAAATTAAATTTGAGTTCTCTTAGCTTACGCATAATTGAGCCGCGGGTCATTCCTGCAGCCATTCCTCCTGCACCAGAGGGCAACGTAAACAAAAGACATTTATCCACAAGTTAACTCAAATAACATAGCATCTTTTTCTTCTAGGAACCAAAACTCAATATATTCACTTGTAAATCTACATGAATATTTGTCTCCAGGAAGCCCAAACATTTCAATTGCTTTAGCGCAAATCTCATTCCAAGTTTCTTTGCCTCTCATGGCATCAAGTATTAAGTTGAAAGGTATCTTTACCCTATAATCGTGGTCAACATTAATACCCCCCAAGTGTAAGGACTTCTTTGATTTGTCTGACAAGGTCTGGCTCTCTTTTAAATTTCAATGCCCATTGCTCTGGGTCAATATAATCTATAATCAGTTTAGCATGATCTGGATTTAATGTATCTAGAAATTGGACACCACTGTTGCTCTGATACAACATCCATGGACTTATTTTACCCAAAGTTACCTGATAACAGATTTTGTTAGTGTTTCCATACCGCAACAAGTCGTGTGGTTGAATGTTTTCATTTTCAGCTAATTTGATTGTAGTCTCTACACTCCGATGAATAGCGTCGAAGGCATCTTCTTTTCTAAGATACTCAATCAAGAATTTTGTATAGACTTTATCACTGGTCCAATTGTCAATTGAGATTTGTTCTGCAAGCAACCAATCAACAAACCTAGATACATTGACTACGTTAGTGTCTGCACAATATGAACCGAACTTTACGAAAGCACTGTAATAGGGACTGCGAATGAATTCATCATACGTTTTAGTATTCTTCGCCGATGAATGTTTCTTGTAGAATTGAACGAAACTCTGAAAGCCCAGTCGATTACCAACCTTGTCTTTGTCTAACCATCTGTGTTTGGTTTCGCACATGTGCGACATCAAAGTCCTTTCACGCATAAAAGACTTTTTACAGAATTCACATTGAAACTTCGTTTTAGTTTCCTCTGTCTTGCTCATACTTGCGAATGTCATCATCTGTAATTAATTGTGCTAAGGTCTCAATATCTTCGTGTTTTAGATTAGGGAACTGTTGTGCTAGATATACTTTCTTTTTGTGTTCTAGTACAAACGCCTCACTGATTGCATACAAGTTTGCTTCGCTTGCTTTAGGATATACTTTAGAAAAGTAGTCTCTGACTTCTCTTTCTTTAGGTGTTTCTTTTAAACTTGCAACTTTGCTAGACAAGTGAGGCACCCATTGATGGAACTGCTTGCCTAGTCCAGGGCTACTTGCGCACAGCATAAGCCACTGCAACTTAGGATGTTTCATTACGTTTTCATTGAACAAATGTTCGTTGGCATAATGATTCACGCTCATTACGTAATATCCTGCTAACTCACCACTTGACTTAATCTGGCTCATCCAATGAGTCATCATAAATGGAACAAATTTCTTTTGTTGTTCTTCGGTGAGTCTGTCATAGTATCCATAATCTTTTTTGTCCAATGCTTCTAGTGCCTTGAACAAATCAAAGTCTTGTTTTTCAAATTTTTCGTCTTGTGGTACTGATTTTTTAGTTGCCATCTTTGTATTCTACTAAGGTTACTACAGGATTCCAATCACTTAGGGCGGCTACAACATTATCTACCATTTCATCACAACCGGTACCTTGTAGTTGTTCCCAGAATTCATCATAACCTTCTTCAATCACGATTTCAAATTTATATCGTTTCACTTGCTTTTCCTTCTTTTAGATTCTAAAGAACTTACTTGTACAACTTCCCATTCATGCATGGGTATATTTTTCGATATCATATCATTTTTCAAGTCATTAAACAATTGGTGCGGAATTCTTTTGCTAATTCCGTTTTTGTCTGTTACTGTGACTTGGCCAGATGACGCTCTACTCCAAACTTCTCCGCCCTTGTTCTCGTTTTTTTTACCAATTTCTCGACGCTGCTCAGTTGTTAATTTACCTAAACTATTTTTGTATTTTTCTTGTCTTTGTTCTTTAGTTAACAAAGCAAATGTTTTTTCATAAGATTTTTTCCCGGACGATACCATCTTTTGAATGGTTTCCTCAGTCATCCTTGTTTTTGCCTTTTTTAGTGCTTCTATGTGGGAATTTGATAATTTTCTACCTAATCCAAAACCTTTAGGTAACCCGCCGTCTCCGGTTTCATCTTTTAAGTTAGCCCATTCTTCATTAGTAGTGACATTCCATAAATTACTATAATAAATACCCCAATCTCTTAATTCAGTTTTAGAAGCACATTCTTTTAAGATTTCAGTATGAATATCTTTTCCGTGTTTTTTTAAATGTGACTTCCAATATTTACCTGATCCAAGATACTTGTATGGGTCGGCTTTCTTTGTCTGACAGAGGTATTTGAGTCCAGTAGAAATGTGAGTTTTCACCATCAAATAATAAATAGTCATGTTATTTTCTCCTAACATAACTATTTATCTTACCAGGCTAATTTGTAATCTACGATTTCACAATTGCGACTTATTTCTTTTACAAAATACACACATCGAGGCTTCTCTGTGTCATCGATGGGCACACACAAAAACTGACCGTTCTTCAATCTAGGTGCATACCAAGTAACGTCATGATATATGTCTACGATATCAATGTCAAGGAAGCTGGGTCTAAATGAACTTAGTGGGTTAAACTCAAACGCCTTAAATCCTCTGTCATTGATACTTGTTAGTGGTAATGTCTCCAAGTCACCCATTTCAGGTTCACCAATCAGTATCTGCCAATCAACTGGCATCTTAATGTGTTGGTCACCTATACGTAGTACAAGTGCAGGGCTGTTGAAACTCTCTAGGAAGATTAATGGGATATAATGATAGTCTACGTTCTGCGGATTGCTATTGTCTAAAATTGCAAATCGCAAATCATCAACTTCTTCAGGTAATGTTTCTAAATTGTAATATTCATTGTCAAGTGTAAGTATACGCATATCATTCCCCATCACTTGTAGGTAAGTTTTTCGAGGTCGAACGGGTAGTTCGCTTCCTTGTAGTATGTTTTGCGCTGTGTGAGGTGGCGCTTCGCAAACTTACAGGTTGAGGTAATGTCCCAGATTTGGACGAAGTCCTTGTCTTCTGCTTTTCTGATTCCTCGTCCGATAGACTGAATGACTCGAACAAACGACTTACCTGGTTCAAGTAACACGAGGTTAAATATACGGGGTATGTTAATACCCACAGCGGCAACCCCATAAGTTGCGATGATGATTTTGTTGTTTGATGTTGCGACTTCATCGTAATTCTCTTTTCTTTCATTTAAATTTGTTTCACCTGACACAAATGCTACATCAGGCGCATCTTTCAGTACACTAAACAAATCGCTTAGTCTACGCTGTAGTTCTTTTCCTGCACCAATTCTATCTACAAGGATCAATGTGTTACCGCTATCCTTAATTTTATTGATTAGGTTAGCAATAGCATCCAATCGTTCACTGTTCTCGGTTAGATACTTGAGTTCACTTTGGTAATTAGTAAATTCTACATCGTCTTTCAATTGTACTATATTCACATGGCATTGTGCAAGCACACCTTTCTCTTGAAGTTCACTTGCGGACAATTTACCAATGACATTACCCAAACTAACGAATAATGACATGAATTCGAATTTTGATTTTGGAATTGTTCCCGTCAAGCCCCAACGAATTGGGATGCGAGACATAGGACCAGTCAATAGTGCTTTCAATGCATCAGCTTTTGCCATGTGTACTTCGTCAACCATGACACAAACAACACCTTCGATAAAGTCAAGGATAGAAATCTCAGCTTCTCCCGACTGAGTTTTCTTCATCATGTTGTTTAATGATTGCCAAGTGCAGATAGTATGCTGTTTTCCGAGTTCTTTACGATCACCAAAATA